AAAAGAAACCCTCTGGATTGGCTTATATAGCCAGTTTGAGGGTTTTTTGCTGCTTTTGAGAAAAAGGGGAAAAGCACCTAAAATTATGGAGAATCACGAGAAATTACCTCCCGTTGCTGACACGTTGCTTACAAATTATTTGATCTTAGACATTGCTTTTTGCTTGGCCTCAAAGGCCACATTATCATTGTAGTTTTCAATGGTGGTAGAGTATTTGGTATGGCCTACCAGATCCATCAAAACTTCTGGTTCAACCCCGCTACTGACGGCAGCAGCTACAAAGGTGTGGCGGCTCCGGTGGGGCGTCAAAACATTTCTGCCATTCTCATCCTGATAGTGGATGCCCAAGCGATCCAAGAGGGGATAGAAACGGTTGCGCAGAAAGCTGTCAGACCGTACAGGCTTACCTTCCTTGGTGATGAGAAATTCCCCTGGTAGCCCCATGAAGTATTCGATATAGGGGAGAATGCTCTCGTGGATGGGCACTTCCCGGTTTTTCCCTGCTTCCGTCTTATTGCCCCCAACCAGTTTTTGTGTTTGGAGATCCACCTGGGACTTAGGCATTTTTAATAACTCGTTGATTCGCAGTCCAGTATAGTTTAAAATCATGATAATTTTGGCAGCGTCATCTTCGGCAGCGGCCAGATCGATGATTTTTAGCTCATCAGCGGTGAAGTTGCGTTTCTTGGCACCGGACATTTTGGGAGGCATATCAATAAGAGCAGCGTAGTTTTTGTCTATGATATCATCTTTCATAGCCTCTTGGCACAGCTGGCTGGCCAGTTGACGGATTTTATCCTTTCCGTCCCAGGAAAGGGGCCTTTCAGGACTGTCCGGGGTCCTCTTGATCACCATTGCTGTATCGATGATTGATTGAAAATGGCTTGTTTTTATTTCTCGCATCGGGATGTGCTCTAAAGTACAGAGACGCAGCCACGCGGCACGGTAGCCATCGGCAGCACTTTTCGAGAGGGTGGGGTAGGTGCGGGAACTCCAACGGCTGTATATGTCCCCCAGGGTGTCCATAAAGTGCTCCGTAATGGAAAGTGAACAGAAGTATTCCAAGGCCAGTTGGGCATCCTTTTTCTTTTCATAATACCCCAGGTAGATACGCTTTCGCTCGCCATCGGCTAAGATAGTCCTTGAGACCACCCAGGGGCGCTTTCTGCGGCCGGAGAGCTTATAGACACTTCCTAGCCCATTTCCTCTCTTGAGGGCTTTACGGGCTTCTTGAACCTTTGCTGTTCCACAATAGGGACAATAGGCATACTCGTCGGAGTACTCTTTACCGCAGTTTTTGCTTCGACAGATCATAAAAAATGCACCTCGCTAGGCCTTGCGAAAAAGGCAGCGAAATGCTACAATTAAACCGCAAGGCAAAAGATCAATGGGTTGGTTTTTACTTGCATTTGACCGTCTCCTGTTGGCGCAGGGGGCGGTTCTTTTATTTAATGGTTATTTATTTCAGTCTACACCCTCCGAGGGGAGGACGACTTTAAACGGCCAGTATCGTTCGACAATTTACAACAACTTTGTCGAATTGGCTTATAGAGCGGGTTTGCAGAGATTTTCGTCATTGATACTGGATTTTTGTGGTTGGATAATTAAGAGAAACTGGACGGAATTCGACATTTTTTCTATTTTCTTACAGCGTGGCCACTTGCCAAAATAAGACAACATTCGTATAATCTAGACATGACATAATCCGCTACGGGACTGACAAAACCCCGGAACCTTTTATCGACAAAAAGGAGCGCAATATGGGAAATAATGACACCATTCCAAAGGAAATGACACAAACTTTGTTTATTTTTGCAGTTGACCTAAGAACATTTGTTTTGTATACTTGTGGTAAAGGATGCACAAAACGTGTTAGACATACCGCCAAAAGCCGCCGCTGTTCCCCTTACCAGCGGTTGGCTGAGTAGCTGGGAGGAGGGTATAAATGAGCAATCAGCATGGCCTAGAAGTTTTAATGAAACAAATTCTTGCTATTCTTTACCGGAATGAAAATGACAGATTCTACCGCTCTGTTTTAACTTTCTGCTGCAACCTAGAACGTGTCCTGCACAAGTAAATATGAGGCGCCAGGCTTAATTGCCTGGGCTTTTTTCTTTATCGGCCAGATCATTGATCAGCTGCCGAATGATGGCCTTTTCCTTATCCCCAAGGCCCCAATATAAGCGGATAAGGCGTTTGATAAACTCGTCCCCGGAGAACTGAATTTCCACCAGGATCCTGTTAAATTCTGCATCTTCGGAAAGTTGGTTGAACATAGTGCCTTCCCCAGTCCTAAGCCAGACCTCAGAAACATTGAACTCTCGGCATATGTCAGCTATGGTGCGGTCACTGGGGGAAGACTCTCCTAATGTAATTTTAGATATATGCGGTTGGGAAAGATTCACACGATTAGCGAATTCAGTTTTGGTAAGGCCACTTTCAGCGACACATTCAGCAATTCTATCATTGATAGTCCCCATAATAACACCCCCTCTCTGTTCCCATTAAATCATATATAAGTAATAATGTCAAGAAAAAATTATGGCTCACCCATAAATTTTTGCTTGACTTTATTCTTTAGGAATGATATATTATGGATGAGGAATGAATCCTCAAGTGGGAGGGGGTGATACAATGACCAACCTTCAGGAGCTCAAGGATGTCCAAAAAGTTACCGAGCTATTGGAAACGCTGGACAACGAAAGTTTAAACCTGGTATACGGTGCCCTAGTCATGGCAGATGCCATGCAGCGCGCCGATAAGCTGGAGAAGACCAACCCAAAACGAGCTGGATAGAAAGGAGCAAGTGACCGAATGAGCAACCTACAAATTTTTGAAAACCCCGAGTTTGGGAAAATCCGCACCCTGGAAGTGGAGGGGGAACCCTGGTTCGTCGGTAAGGATGTGGCGGAGGTGTTGGGATATTCCAACAGCCGAAAAGCCCTGGCTGACCATGTTGATGAAGAAGACAAGGGGGTAACGAAATGTGACACCCTTGGCGGCGCACAGGATTTGGCCATCATCAACGAAAGCGGCCTATACAGCCTGATCCTCTCCAGCAAGCTGCCCACCGCCAAGAAGTTCAAGCGGTGGGTTACCGCCGAGGTCATCCCCAGCATCCGCAAGAACGGCGGCTATGTAGCCGGCCAGGAGAATATGACGCCAGAAGAACTGATGGCGGCTGCACTGCTCATGGCGAATAAAACCATTGAGAACCAGAAGCTCCGGTTATCCACCCTAACGGTAGAAAACCAGATCATGCGGCCAAAGGCGGATTACTTTGACGAACTGGTGGATCGGAACCTGTTGACCAATTTCCGGGAGACGGCCAAGCAGCTCCAGGTAAAAGAGAAAGCGTTCATCCAGTTCCTGATGGAGAAGAAGTTCATCTATCGGGATAAAAAGGGCAAGCTGATGCCCTATGCCGATAAAAACAACGGCTTGTTTGAAGTCAAAGAGCAGTTTAATGAGAAAACCCAGTGGAGCGGCACCCAGACCTTAATTACCCCCAAAGGCGGGAGACTTTCCGGTTGCTGTTCCTCAAGGTCAACTAGAAAAGAGGCGACAAAAATGACCTTAGCCGAGATTGAGAAACTGCCGAATGACATGCTCACACCGGAAATTGTGGGGAAATGTATAGGAATAGGTCCCCAAGCAATTCGGGATCAGGCAACAGGCCCAAACCCGGACAAACTTGGCTTCCCAGTAATTGTAGTCGGGAGCCGGGTAAGGATCCCCAAAGAAGGACTTCTCCACTTTTGCCGATACGGCTGTGTAAAAATCAACCCAATACATATACCCGCCGGGACGCCAATCCCAGTGGGACGAACCGAAGAGGGAATAAGCCATGGCCAATAATTTTGCAGATTTCGTGGCAGTTATGGCGCTGCCCTGGGGAGCGACAATGCTCTGCCTGGTGCCTATCGCCATCCTGGAATGGCTGGAGGAGCGGCGGGAACGGCCCAGAAAGCAAAGGAAGCGCAGGAGATGATCTATCCTTGCTATGGCTGCGCCGTGCGATTCCCCGGCTGCCACAGCCGCTGTGAAGCCTACCGGCAGGCCAGCAAGGCCCAAGAGGAGGCTACAGAAGCCCGGAAACAGGCCAGAAGCGCCTGCCAATTTGTCTGGGATGTCAAGGACAGCGGCATGGACCGCTGGCGGCGCTCAGGGGGAGGGAGGCGGCCATGAAGCGGGACAAAGAAAAAGCGCCCCACCGGTGGACGAGACCGGAAGAGGCGCAGAGGGAAAATATACAAGTTTAGGATAGCAGAAAAAGGGAGGAAAGGCAAGTGTTCTGTGACTGCTTTAACCATAATGCGCTTTCACTATCCTGAAGTGTAAAAAAACCAATCAATAAAGGAGGAACAAGACCATGATGGAAATGAAAATCAAAATTGAGGCGCCGGACTTGGCCGCCGCCATTACCAAGCTGGCTGATGCCTTGACCCCGCCCGACCCTCACACGCTGACCCTGGACATGCCTATGGGTGCTCCTGTGCCCCCGGTGGCCGTTGCTCCAGTTCCCGCCCCTGCTGCTCCTGTAAACCCTACCCCGGCCCCCACTGCTCCGGCTCCTGCGCCTGTGGCTGGCCCATCTGCTCCTGCCCCTGGCAACGCACTGGCCCCGGCTGTGCCGGTAACCACCGCCCCCAGCTACACCCTTGACCAGATTGCAAAGGCTGGTGCCTATCTGGTGGACGCTGGCAAGATGGAGGCCCTGCTGGCTCTGCTGACCAAATACGGCGTGGCCGCTGTCACTCAGCTCCAGCCGGAACAGTTTGGTGTGTTCGCCACAGAGCTCCGGGCCCTGGGCGCTCAGATTTAAGGAGGTGCGCTCATGCCTCCCGAAAACACGCACTGCTTTCTGCGTCCTCTGCCTCCAGGTGGCTCAAGTGTACGGCAGCCCCCCGCTTTGAGGAGGGGCTGCCGGAGCGCACCAGCGAGTATGCAGAGGAGGGCCGCCTGGCCCACGCCATCTGTGAGCTCAAGGTTACCAAAAAGTGCACTCCCATGAGCACCCGGACCTACAACACCCGACTCAACAAGCTCAAAAAGGACCCCATCTATAACCCAGAGATGGACAAGACCAGTGACCTCTATCTGGAGCACATCTCTGAGCAGGTCATGGCCTATGATACCGCCCCCACTGTGGCGGTGGAGGTTCGGGTGGACTTTTCTGAGTATGTGCCGGAGGGCTTTGGCACCTGTGACTGCTGCATTATCGGCGGGGACCTCCTCAGCATCGTGGACTACAAGCACGGCAAGGGTGTCCCGGTGTCCGCTGAGGGCAACCCGCAAATGCGGCTCTACGCTTTGGGCGCTCTCAAGCGCTATGCTCCCATCTTTGGGGACACCATCAAGCGGGTCCGCATGACGATTGACCAGCCCCGCCTTGACAGCTATTCCTCAGACACCACTACTGTGGAGGAGCTGCGGGCCTGGGGCGAGAGCATCAAGCCCACGGCACAAAAGGCTTTCTCTGGCCTGGGTGAGTTTGTCCCCGGTGAGCACTGCCGCTTTTGCCGGGGCAAGGCTCAGTGCCGGGCCCGTGCCAATACCAACACTGCCCTGGAGGACTTCAAGGACTGCGTGCCGATGAGCACCGCCACTCCAGAACAGCTTGCCCAAGCGGAGCAGGATGGCCAGGACGGCATCCCCACACCCCTCCTCACTGATGCAGAGATTGGTGACCTGCTCATCCGTGGCCAGCACCTCATCCAGTGGTACAAGGACCTGGAGGAGTATGCCACAAAGGCCCTACTGGACGGCAAGCCTATTGAGGGCTGGAAACTGGTGGCGGGCCGGAGTATTCGCACCTTTACGGACCAGGAGGCCGCCATCCAGGCCGTCATTGCCGCTGGCTATGATGAGGCGCTGATCTATGACCGCAAACCCAAAACCCTCTCTGAACTGGAGAAACTGATGGGCAAGGCTGAATTTGCGGAGAAGATTGGCGGCTTTGTGACAAAGCCTCTGGGCAAGCCCACACTTGCCCCGGCCTCTGACAAGCGGGAGGTCTACAACCCCGCCGCTGCGGACTTTGCCGGGGTGGTTGATGAATGAACGGCAGCGACTTTTTCATCATCCAGCACGGCTCTTTCCATGCGGCTGTCCTGTACTCCGCACTGGAACACCTGCCCATCCACAACCTCAAAAAGCTCTTTCGGCTGGCCAAAAAGGCCCAGTTTGAAAATGAGGCCACCATCCAGAGCATCCGGTCATATTTTGATGAAGTCATCCCGGAGGCCCAGGAAACCATGAGAACCGCCGCAAAGGCCTATGAGGACGGCTGGAGAAAGGTGGACAAGCCAAGGAGCCGAAACCCAAAAACGGTTGAGCAGCTCCGCCTCAACAAAGAGCTCACCGTCCGTTTCAAGCAAGCCCACGCACGCTATGAGCGGCTGGTGGCATCCCGCAAGGTATTTGAGGAAACCCTCTTTCCCGATACGAAACACCCAATGAATTAAGAAAAGGAGATCAAAAGATTATGTATCAGAATGATGCCATGAAAGTCCTGACTGGTGAGGTACGCCTCTCCTATGCTAACCTGACCACCCCCAGAGCCGCCCAGCAGGGCGGTGAGCCCAAGTATTCTGTCACCATCCTCATCCCCAAGAGCGACCAGGCCACAAAGGCTGACATTGACAGCGCCATCCAGGCTGCGGCCAATGACGCTATGACCAAGGTGTGGAATGGTGCCCGGCCTCCTGTCCTCAAAGTGCCCATCTATGATGGCGATGGCGTGCGGCCCTCTGGCGTGCCCTTTGGCGATGAGTGCAAGGGTCATTGGGTGATGACCGCATCCACCAAAAATAAGCCCCAGGTGGTGGGCATCGACAACATCAACTGTGAGCTGGCCCCCTCCGATATTTACAGCGGCATGTATGGCCGGGTGACTGTCCGTTTCTTCGGTTACTCCAACAGCGGCAACAAGGGTGTGGGCTGCGGCCTGGGCAATGTGCTCAAGACCCGTGACGGTGAGCCCCTGGCTGGCCAGGCCTCTGCCGCCTCTGACTTTGCCGGGGTGGGTGCATCCCCTGCGGCTCCCGCCACCCCCAACTATGGTGCGGCTATTCCTGCTACTCCCGGAGCCTACGGTGCCACTCCCGCCGCCGGTATTCCCTGGAATACCAACAACGGCATCAATCCCATCACTGGGCAGCCCATGTAAGGAGAGAACAACATGCACCATCTCAGCATTGACCTTGAAACCTATTCCAGCGTGCCAATTGCAAAGGCCGGAGCTCAAAAGTACATATCAAGCCCGGATTTTGAAATCCTGCTCTTTGCGTACAGTCTGGATGGTGCGCCTGTTGAAATCATCGACCTGGCACGGGGGGAACAGCTCCCCCCGTGGCTGGTCCAGGCCATCACCTCCCCGGACTACATCAAGCACGCCTACAATGCCCCCTTTGAGTGGGGCTGCCTGTCCAAGTTTATTGGCCATCTGCCCCCGGAGCAGTGGAGGTGCACCATGTTCCATGGCCTCTACTGCGGCTACACAGCGGGCCTGGATGCCACAGGGCGGGCTCTGGGGCTGGCTGAGGACAAGCGCAAGCTGAACACCGGCAAGGCGCTCATCCGTTATTTCTGCGTGCCCTGTACCCCCTCCAAGGCAAACGGTGGCCGCACCCGCAACTACCCGCACCACGACCCCGCCAAGTGGGAGCTGTTCAAGGAATACTGCCGCCAGGATGTGGTCACGGAGATGGAGATTGAGCGGCGGCTCTCCGCTTTCCCGGTGCCGGACTTCGTGCAAAAGCAGTGGGAAACAGACCTCATCATCAACGCCAGGGGGGTGGCCGTGGACATGGATTTTGTGACCGGAGCCCTCTATCTGGGCGATACGGTCCGCAAGGACTTGATGCAGGAGGCCACGGAGCTCTCCAAGCTGGACAACCCCAACAGCGTGGCCCAGCTCAAGGAATGGCTCCAGGAGGAAACGGGTGAGGAACTGGCCGATCTGCGGAAAGACACCGTTGCCCGGCTGCTCAATAAGGACGGCAACAGCCCCCATGTCCGCCGGATGATGGAAATACGCCAGGAGCTTGGCAAGACCTCCACCAAAAAGTATGACGCTATTGAGGCCGCCGTCTGCCCAGATGGCCGGGTCCGTGGACTGCTCCAGTTTTATGGGGCCAACCGCACAGGCCGCTGGGCCGGGCGGCTGGTGCAGGTCCAAAACCTGCCCCGCACCTATACGGAGCCGCTGCCTTTGGCTCGTGAGCTGGTCCGTAACCGCAACCTTGACGCTCTACGCCTTGTCTATGGCTCCGTGCAGGACACCCTCAGCCAGCTCATCCGCACCGCTTTTGTGGCCCCAGAGGGCCATGTCCTCATTGATGCTGACTTTTCCGCCATTGAGGCCCGTGTCATCTCCTGGTTGGCTGGTGAACAATGGCGGCTGGAGGTGTTCCGCACCCACGGCAAAATCTATGAGGCCTCTGCCTCCCAGATGTTTGGGGTGCCCATTGAGCTCATCAAAAGGGCAACCCGGAGTATGCACTCCGGCAAAAGGGCAAGGTGGCAGAGCTGGCCCTGGGCTACCAGGGCAGCACCGGCGCACTCATCAACATGGGAGCCCTTGACATGGGCATCCCGGAGGAGGACCTGCCGGACATCGTGAGCCGTTGGCGAGAGGCCAACAAGCGCATCCGTGACCTCTGGTATTCCATGGACAACGCTGCTGTGCAGGTCATCACCCAGGGCGGCAGTGTGGGCATCAATGGCCTGCTGCTGGCCCGTGAGTATGACTACAACCAGGGCACCGACTGTTTCACCATTCAGCTCCCCTCTGGCCGCAAGCTCTACTATGTGAGCCCCGGCATTGGTGAAAACCAATGGGGCAACCCCTCCATCTCCTACATGGGCATGGACCAGAAAACCAAACGGTGGAAACGCATCGAAACCTACGGCGGCAAGCTGGTGGAAAACTGCGTCCAGGCCATTGCCCGTGACTGTCTGGCGGACACCATTGAGCGCCTGGAGGCATCCGGCCTGCCGGTGGTGTTCCACATCCATGATGAGGTGGTCATTGACATTGCCCCCTGGGCTGATGAGGACACCATGCTGGACACGGTGGTCAACATCATGCGCCAGCCCATCCCGTGGGCCACTGATCTGCCGCTCAACGCTGATGGCTGGGTGGGCACATTCTTTAGAAAGGACTGAGGCAGATGCTCTGGAAAAAATCAAACCGTGCTGACCCCAAGGCCAGAGCAGTGGCAGACCGGCACTATAACCGGCAAAAGCCCGGCTCTCCTCAGTTTGTTCCTCCTGGACGCTGCCTTGTCTTATACGCAGAAAATGCCACGGGAAAAGCCCTGTGGGTCACCTCCTGGCCGTATGCCCAATATGTAAAGCACCAATGGGCCGGGGCGTGGATGTGCTCTGCTTTCCGAAATGAGGGAGCAGGCATAGCCTCTGAGCTTATTCTGGAGGCCGTGGCAGCCACACGGGCCTATTTTGGAGAGCCCCCAGAGCAAGGCATGGTCACCTTTATTGATCGCAAAAAGGTCAAGCCTACTATGGTGCACGGCGTCCCCACATGGGGGCGCACCTATGCGCTGGCAGGCTTTGAGTATGTCGGAGAAACCAAGGGCGGGCTCATGGCCATGCAACTCCGCCCGGAAAAGATGCCCCCGCCTCAAGAAACCACACAACTTTAACACTTCACCCGTCCGCTGTGTGCGGTGGGCAATTCTATCTGGAAAGGACTGAGCACATGGCTGTCAACAAAATCACGCACTCCTGGAACAAGGACTATACTGGCCTGATTTTTACCGGAAGCCAGCGTCAACCCACGCTTGTTGAGGTCCGCAACTACTGTGTGGCACAACATATTTCGCTTGAGGGCGTGTATATCGCCGCCGTAAGACTTGGTGGAGAGTGGACACCGCCGGAGGATGCAAAGAGCATTGAAATCTTTGAGTTTGGCGAAAATTGCCCCGTCTGTGGAAAGGCCTTTGTACTTGACACTGACATCTGCCCCATCTGTCACAAGTGGCGGGATAGCTGACAAGGAGGACCGTGACGAATGAATACCGCCACCATTAAGGCCATGACCTCCACGGGCAAAGATGACTGGGAAACCCCTGCATGGCTTTTTAATCAGCTCAATGCTGAGTTTCATTTCACACTGGACCCGTGCTGCACCCACGAAACGGCAAAGTGCCCCAAGCACTATACTCCAGAGGAAAATGGCCTCATCCAAGACTGGGGGGGGGAGATTGTCTTTTGCAATCCGCCCTACTCCCGCAAAACCAACACCAACCCCGGCCAGATCGCCTGGGTGCAGAAATGTGCGGCAGAGGCCGAAAAGCCCGGCACCACCGTGGTGGCCCTGCTGCCAGCCAGAACGGACACAGAGCTTTTCCACCGCTACATATACGGAAAAGCTGAGATCCGTTTCCTCAAAGGCCGTGTGTCTTTTCTGGACCACGGCAAAGAAACCGGCAAGCCATTGTTTGGCTCAATGATATGTATATGGAGGTACACCCGTGAAAATCATCTCTCCCAATGTTGAAATCCTCACCCCGCTGGATGGCCAGGCCGTCCTCAAGCACATTGAGCTGTGTGGCCGGGTGTGCTATAAGTCCGAGGACAAAATCACCGACACCAGCGCCGCTGCCTTTGTGGCTGGCATCATCAAGCGGGGCCATGAGGCCGTGCTGGAGCACTTCAACATCACCATCAAGTTTATCTGTGACCGGGGTGTTTCCCATGAACTGGTCCGGCACCGTATGGCATCCTACTGCCAGGAAAGCACCCGCTACTGCAATTACTCCAAAGAGGGCTTTGGCGGTGAAATCACCGTCATCCGACCGGCGTTTCTGGTGGAGGGCACCAAGGCCTTTGCCTGCTGGAGAGGGGCCTGTGAAACGGCTGAGCGGTCCTATTTCTCCCTGCTGGAGTGGGGCTGTTCTCCTCAAGAGGCCCGCTCTGTGCTACCCAACAGCCTCAAGACAGAGGTGGTGATGACTGCCAACCTGCGAGAATGGCGGCATTTCTTCAAGCTCCGCACGGCTCCGGCAGCTCACCCCCAGATGAGAGAGGTGGCCATCCCGCTGCTCCACCGGATGCAGGAGCTCATCCCCGTTGTGTTTGATGATCTGGAGGTGCCGCATGAAAAGAGCTGAAATCCTGGAGGCTGCCCGGGTCTGTGTCTGCGGAGAGCGTGAGCAGGACTATGGCACCCCGGAAAATAACTTTGAAACCATCGGCCTGCTGTGGGGTGTCTACCTGCGGGCAGCTCACCCGGAGCTGGCCAGGGTCATGGCCGTCAACCACATCACCGCCAAGGATGTGGCCGCCATGATGGGGCTGCTCAAGGTGGCCCGGATTGCCACCGGAAACAAAGCGGACAGCTTTGTGGACCTGGCCGGTTATGCGGCATGTGCTGGTGAGATTGCCACCGCTGAGGACTGAGAAAGGAGGCTTTGACCCATGAGCAAACGCAAAAAGCACCGCCGTCCGGTGCCCAAGACCTGTGACCCCAACCTCTGCGACCATTGCATGTATCTGGGTGAGGGCGACTTTGCGTGTGACCTCAATGGCCTGGGACCGGAGGAAACGGTCTTTGTGCTGGAGGATTGGGAGCCCACGGAGCATTTCCTCCAATGCCAAAAGGAGGAGCAGCATGGCCAGAAATAAATACCCTGGCCGCTGCTACTGCTGCGGCCAATGGACCCCGCCCGGGTATGGTCATTTTGAACGGCACAAGGGACACTGGCGTATCAAATGCGTCAAGTGTGCCAGCGGGCGGGTCCTCACAGACAAAGACCCCGGAGTGATCTGGGCACAAAAAGCAGCCAAGGAGGCCCGCCATGAATAGGCAGGAACGCCGCAAGCTGAAAAAGCAGGGCATCCAGGTGCCCAAGGACCCCAGCATCAACATCAAGCTCTCCGACCTGGGCCGGGACATTATGATCCCCACCCAGCACTCTGCCATGATACACGAAATCAACCGGCAGTGCCTTGAGGCGGATGCCCGCCTTGCCCTGGATGTGGACACTGTGGTGCTCTGGACCCTCTACAACTGCTATGGCTGGGGCTGCAAACGGCTCCATGACTTTTATCTGGCGATGGCCAAAGAACACCGCCGGATGCGTGAATTTTATGAAATGGATGACCTTTACCCCGAGCGCTACAAACTTAAAGAAAAAGGCATTGATATTGAAAAATGGCAAGAGGAAGTGCTGAGATGAGGAGCAGAGATGTGTATGCTGCCGCTGTCAAGACCTGCGGCAAAGAGCACCAGCTCATCATGTGTATGGAGGAAATGGCGGAGCTGACAAAGGAGCTCTCCAAAAATATCTGGGGCTCCAAGAACACCACCAGCATCTCTGAGGAGATGGCTGATGTGGAGATCATGATGGAGCAACTGCGGGTAATCTTCGGTAACCGTTCAGAGGTTGACACCATCAAGGCAGAAAAGCTCAACAGGCTGGCAGACCGGCTGGAGCTGCCCACAAAGTAAAGGAGTGCCGCCGATGCAATATGACCGCAAAATAACAATATCGGCCGGAAGTAACCGGCGGGCCATAACCTGGCAGGCCCAGACCATGCTCATCTCTGAGCTGTGGGCCCGGCTACAGGCTCCAGCCAGAGGCACGGAGCCCCTGGCTGAATATCTGAATATGAAAAAAGCCCAGCAGGATGACCTCAAGGATGTTGGAGGCTTTATGGCGGGCACCCTCTCCGGGCCTCGACGCAAGGCCAACAATGTGACCGGGCGTGACATCATCACGCTGGACTTGGACAATATCCCCGCCGGGGGCACTGAGGATGTGCTCCGCCGGGTGGAGGCCCTGGGATGCGGCTATTGCATCTACTCCACCCGCAAGCACAGCCCCGCCGCTCCCCGTCTGCGTGTCCTGCTGCCGCTGGACCGCACGGTGTCTGCGGATGAGTATGAGCCCCTGGCCCGCAAGATGGCCGACTACATAGGCATGGAGCTGATGGACCCCACCACCTTTGAGGTGTCCCGGCTCATGTACTGGCCTTCCTGCTGCTCTGACAGCCAATACATCTACACCTGGAAAGACAAGCCCCTTCTTTCCGCCAATGACTTACTGGCCCAATATGGGGACTGGCGGGACTGCACCTCCTGGCCCCAGGTACCGGGCGCTGAGCCTTCCCAAGCTGGCCGTCAAGCAGGGTGACCCAGAGGCCAAGACCGGCGTGGTGGGCGCTTTCTGCCGTACCTTTGACATCCACCGGGCCATGGATGAGCTCATCCCCGGCATGTATGAGCCAGTGGACAATATGCCGGGGCGCTATACCTATCTGGGCGGCTCCACCACCGGCGGCGCTGTGCTCTACGACAACGGCAAATTTCTTTACAGCCACCATGCCACTGACCCATGCAGCGGCCGCTTGGTCAACGCCTTTGACCTTGTACGCCTCCACCGCTTTGGGGACAAGGATGATGAGTCCCAGCCAGGCACCCCAACCAACCGCCTCCCCAGCTACCAGGCCATGTGTGAGCTGGCCATCTCCAATGCAGATGTGGCCGCCCTGATGAGCCGGGAGCGCTATGATGAGGCCGTCAAGGATTTTGAGGGCGTGGAGCCTACCAACGAGGAGGATCCCGCCAACTGGATGGCCAAACTGGCCGTGAACAGCCAGACGGGGCTCCCCAAGGCCACCATTGACAATGTATGGATCATCCTGGAAAATGACCCGCTGCTCAAGGGCAAGTTTGCTCTCAACCAGTTTGCGGGCCGTGGTGAGGTCCTGGGGGCCCTCCCCTGGGACACCCGCACCGCCCGGCGGCTCTGGGATGACAATGACAACCAAGGCCTCTACTGGTACATGGAGCGCTACCACCACATCACCGGCAACGGAAAGATTGATGGGGCCCTCTCCCTGCACTCCACCGCCCACGCTTTCAATGAGGTGCAGGACTACCTCAAAGGCCTCAAGTGGGACGGTGTGCCACGCCTGGACACCCTCTTTGTGGACTACCTGGGAGCCATGGATACCCCCTACACCAGAGCCGTGACCCGCAAGGCGTTCACCGCCGCCGTGGCCCGTGCTATGGCCCCCGGCACCAAGTATGACACCATGCTCATCCTCAGCGGCCCCCAGGGGCTTGGAAAGAGCACCCTGCTGGATAAGATGAGCCGGGGCTGGTTCAATGACAGCATCCGCTCCTTTGAGGGCAAGGAGGCCTCTGAACTGCTTCAGGGCGTGTGGCTGGTGGAGATCGCAGAGCTGGACGCTTTCCGGCGCACAGACATTGCACGCATCAAGCAGTTTCTCTCCCTGCGCTCTGACCGTTTCCGGGCCGCCTATGGCCGCCATGTCAAAGAGCTGCCCCGGTGTTGCGTGTTCTTCGGCACTACCAACACCTCTGACTACCTCCAGGACCGCACCGGCAACCGGCGCTTTTGGCCCGTGGACACCGGCATGCAGCCACCCACAAAAAGTGTGTGGACTGATCTGCCGGAGGAGGTTGACCAGCTCTGGGCTGAGGCCGTGGTCCGCTGGCAGACAGGTGAGCCCCTTTTCCTCAAGGGTGAACTGGAGGAGGCCGCCAAGGCCAAGCAGGAGGAACACCGTGAGGTGAGCACCCGTGAGGGCATCGTGCTGGGCTTCTTGGACAAGCAGGTCCCGGAGGACTGGCAGAGCTGGCCGCTGGACCGCCGCCGCATGTTCTGGAGCGGCGCTGTGCAGGGTGATATCAAGCTGGTGGACCGTGACCGGGTGTGTGCCCTGGAGGTGTGGTGTGAGGCCTTGGACGGCAAGCAAAAGGAAATCCGCTACTCTGACACGGCGGAGATCAACAGCATTATAGAGGCCTGTGCGGGTTGGGAGAAATCCCCCGGCTCCCTGCGCTTTGGCTATTGCGGAAAGCAGCGAGGCTTTCTCAGAGCCCGTGGTGTCATGTGAGATAAGATGCAATAACCCTGGAACATTTAGCGGAACATTAGGGGCGGAACATTCAAAAACCGTTGCGAATGTTCCGGGACATGTTCCATCAGAAGTTCCATCAGATGTTCCGGGTTAAACCCTCGATATACCGGGCTTTTTGAGTATCTGGAACAATGGAACATTTAATTTCTATTAAGTAGAAAATAGAGGATTAGAGAATATAAATACCCTCTAATCCGCCTGTATACGTATATGTATGCGCGTGAGGTTCCACTTGTTCCACCAGCAGATTGGAGGCCATGAGTTTGAAAGAAAGTAAGATTGAGAGCTACCTTGTCCGCAAGGTAAAAGAACACGGCGGCCTCTGCTTTAAGTTTGTATCACCCGGCAATCCCGGTGTACCAGATCGCATTGTTATCACCCCCAGCGGCAGCACCATCTATGTGGAGCTGAAAACAGAGGTTGGGAGGCTGGCCAAGGTGCAGAAGTGGCAAAGGAGCGAGATGGAGAAACGGGGGGCGGATGTCCGGGTGCTGTTTGGGATGGATGCCGTGAAAGCGTTTCTGAGGGAGGTTTTTGAGGGTGGAATACATACCGCATAACTACCAGGCCTACTGCATCCAGCGGGTGGTGGAGGACCCGGCCCTTGGGCTGTTCCTCCGGCCAGGGCTGGGCAAGACCTCCATCACTCTGTCCGCCATCAACATTCTCAAGTATTTCCGCTGGCAAGTCCAAAAGGTTCTGGTGGTGGCACCCAAAAAGGTGGCGGAGGCCACCTGGCAAAAGGAGGCCAAGCGGTGGGATCATCTCCAGCACTTGCGGTTTTCCACCGTTCTGGGGAGCGCCAGCAAGCGCATCCGAGCTCTCAACACTCCGGCGGATGTCTATGTCATCAACCGGGAAAATGTGGAGTGGCTGGTGGACTACTACAAGCAGGAGTGGCCCTTTGACATGGTGGTGCTGGATGAGAGCACCAGCTTTAAGAACGGGCAGAGCAAACGGTTTAAGGCCATGAAACGGGTGCGGCGCTTCATCAAGCGGATGGTGCTGCTGACCGGCACGCCGTCCTCCAAGGGCCTCATTGACCTTTGGGCACAGGTGTACTTGCTGGACCAAGGAGAGCGGCTGGGGCCCACTCTGAGCGCCTACCGTGAGCGGTATTTTGACCCGGACCAGCGGAGCCGAACCCAGATTTTTCCTACAAGGCTAAAGATGGAGCTGAGAGCGCCGTGCTGGATGCCATCTCAGACATCTGCATCTCCATGAAAGCGGAGGACTACCTGCAACTGCCGCAGATCATCCAGCATGAGGTGCCGGTGATGCTTGACCCCAAAGCAAAGAGGGACTATGACCAGTTTGAACGCGACCTGCTGCTGGAGGTGGATGAGGATGTCATCACTGCGGGCACCGCCGGTGTCCTGGTGGGCAAGCTGCTGCAATACTGCAACGGTGCTGTCTATGGCACAGAGGGCCAGGTGGTGCCGGTCCATGACTGCAAGCTGGATGCCTATATGGAGCTGCTGGAGCGTCTGGACGGTGAGCCAGCCTTGACCTTTTACGGCTACCAGCATGACCGTGACCGCATCCTGGAACGGCTGGAGAAATACAACAAAGGCCGCAAGGACAAGCTGCGGGTCCGGGTCTATAAGGGCGTGGAGGATGAGGATGCCTGGAACGCCGGAGAGGTGGATGTGCTGCTGGTGCATCCGGCATCCTGTGCCTACGGGCTAAACATCCAGGCCGGTGGCCGCAATGTCATCTGGTACGGCCTCAACTGGTCCTTTGAGCTGCTTGACCAGGGCAACTGCCGCTTGTGGAGGCAGGGGTCCCCTTACGACAAAGTTTTTATCCACTACCTCATTGTGCAGGGCTGTGAGGATGAGGATGTCATGGCCACCATCCGGGACCGGGCGGACACCCATGAGGCCGTGATGCAGGCCCTCAAGGCCAGAATAAAGAAAATCAAGGAGAGCACAGATGACAAACCAAGAGAAAAAAGCCTGGCTGGGGCGGTACCGGCAATTAGATCAGAGGATCGGGCAGCTGGCCGAGGAAATCTCCCTCTGGCGCTCCCGGGCCCAGAAGATCACCCCCAGCTATGAGGGGCAGCCCCGCGGGGGAGGGGAGGACCGCCTTCAATCTGCTGTGGAGATGATCCTTCAGCTGGAGGAGGAAGCGGATCGGGAGATCGACGCCCTGGTGGAATTGAAAGGGGAGATCCGCAGGGCCATCCGGACGGTGGAGGACCCCACCCTCCGGCTGCTGCTGGAGTACCGGTACATACACGGCCTCACCTGGGAGCAGGTGGCTGAGCGGATGGGGTACGACCAAAGATGGGTTTACCGCCTTCACGGAAAGGCTTTGAACTGTCTGGAAGTCCAAACAAGCCATGGTAAGCCAGTATCACCCGATGATAAACTGTATGTGTAGAAATGGACAGACAAGATGCCTTTTACGGGCCATTGGATACACCTCCTTTCTTTCTTGGGAATCGCTCGCATCGGACTGGTGCGGGCTTTTCTCATGCCCCAATAAGCTGGGGCTGCCCGCAGGAGGGCAGAGCCAGGCCCCGGAGCATACCGGGTTATCAAAGCAACTTGCGGCGATGAGCCGCATATGGCCCTAAGGGATTTTGCCGGGTTCAACCCCCGGCGGGGCCTCCATTCATCCTCCTCACCCGCTGGCCGTCCGGGTTATGACGGCTGCCACAAACAAAGCGAGGTGATGGCGTGGCGTTACAAACAAGGCAAGAACTTTTCTGCCTGGAATACATCAAGGACGGCAACGCCACACAGGCGGCTATCCGGGCAGGGTATTCGGAGAAAACGGCGGGGTCAATTTCCACACGGTTGTTGCAAAAAGTCAATATCCGCGCGCGTATAGACGAACTGATGGCCGAGATGCAGCAGGAGAAGATCGCCGATGCCGAGGAAGTGCTCCGATATCTCACCAGTGTGATCCGGGGCGAAGCCACCGAGGAGGTGGCCGTGGGCACACCCATCGGCACCGAGATCATCACCAAGCATATCGGCGGCCGGGAACAGGTCAAGGCGGCGGAGCTGCTTGCCAAGCGATATGGCCTCCTGACCGAGAATGTCAAGCTGTCCGGGGGACTTCCGGTGCAGATCGTGGACGATATGGAGGACAGCGGCGATGGAGGCGGTTAAGCTGTCAAAGGTCATCGCCCCATCCTTTGCGGCTGTCCATCAGGATATCAAAGGGCATGGGCACACCCATTACTGGCTCAAGGGCGGGCGAGGCTCCACCAAGTCGTCCTTTATCAGCGTGGAGATTGTGCTGGGCATGATGCGGGATGCGGGAAAGGGCTTGCACACCAACGCCGTAGTGCTGCGCCGCTATGGGGTGACCCTCCGGGAATCGGTGTTTGAGCAGATCGGCTGGGCCGTCAACGCCCTGGGGGTGTCACAGCTGTGGCGGGACAGCGTATCCCCCATGAGCTACACCTACCTGCCCACCGGCCAAAAGATCCTCTTCCGCGGGGTGGATGACCCCACCAAAGCCAAGTCCATCAAGTTCTCCAAAGGCTGGGCCAAATACCTGTGGTATGAGGAGTGTACAGAGTTTGAAGGAGAGGAAAAGTTGCGAAACATCAATCAGTCAGTGCTGCGTGGCGGCGCTGATTTTTTGTGTTCTATTCGTTCAATCCGCCAAAGTCCGCCCGGAACTGGGTCAACCAGTATGTGGCCATCGAGAGGGAGGACACCCTGGTCCACCACTCCACCTACCTGACCGTCCCGCCCCAGTGGCTGGGGGAGCAGTTTTTGGTGGAGGCGGAACACCTCAAGGAGGTCAAACCGGAGGCATACCGCCATGAATACCTGGGGGAGGTCACCGGCACCGGGGGCGAAGTATTCGCCAACGTCACCCTCCGGGCCATCACCGATGAGGAGATCAGCCGGTTTGACAAACTGCGGCGTGGCATCGACTGGGGCTATGCAGCAGACCCCTTTGCCTACAACGTCTGCCATTACGACAAGACCAGGCGGCGGCTTTACATCTTCCGCGAGATCCACAAGGTCAAGCTGTCCAACCGGGCGGCGGCCGACCTGATAAAGCCCGAGGCAGGGGGCGCCCGGATCACCTGCGACAGCGCCGAGCCCAAGAGCATCGACGAGGTCAAGGGCTACGGCCTGAGGGTGGTGGGAGCCAAGAAAGGCCCCGACAGCGTGGAGTACGGCGTCAAGTGGCTGCAAGACCTGGAGGAGATCATCATCGACCCGGCCCGCTGCCCCGAGACCGCCCGGGAGTTCTCCGGCTATGAGCTGGAGCGTGACCGGGAGGGCAATTTCAAGGCCGGATACCCAGACAAGGACAACCACCACATTGACGCTGTGCGGTATGCCTGCGAGGGAGACATGAGGCGGCCAGGTATGAAAATTTTGAATGGTGAGGTGATCTCCATCGATATACAGGCCATTGAGCGCATCCGCCAGAGCCAGGCCCAAGCCCGCATGGAGCGGGTAAAGGCCACCCAGGAGGCGGAGCGCTATTATGCAAACATCACAGACATCAAGGTCAATAAGCCGAAGCCATCTGCGGCGGCTGCCCCCGACCCGGTACGGTCGGCAGACAACCGGCTCTCCCACCGCTGGCATGGATTGCTCACCGACCAAAAGGCAGCCTATGTGGCCACCTATCCGCCCCTTATCGATCTGGGCAGCGCCGGCCAAAATACGCGCCTGCAAAAGCTGCTGGGCGACCGGTGGGGGAGGGATTTCCGCCGGCTGGTGGTGGACGCCACCAACTCCGGCTGTGCATGGGTTCATGTCTGGCAGGAGGGCGGGCGCCGGGAATACGGCATCGTAGACAGCAAGCAGCTTACCCCCGTCTATGCAAAGGGCCTCCGCCGGGAGCTGCTGGCTATGCTGCGGGAGTACGAGGAGACCGATGATGCCGGATGCCGCTGGACGGTCCTGGAATGCTGGGATGCCCAGGAATGCCAGGTGTGGCGGCGAAAGAGCGCCGGCGCCATTCCCGCAGAGTGGAAATCCTACCCCTGTTTTGCGGTCTATGAGGCAGATCTCCTGGCTGGGGGATCCAATGTTTACCGGCATGGCGTCGGCAGTGTGCCGTTTATCCCTTTTCCCAACAACCTGCTGTTGAAAGGTGACCTCCATTTGATGTACAAGGATCTGGTGGATCTTTATGACCGGGTATCCAGCGGGTTTGCCAACGACATCGAGGACGTCCAGCAGATCATCTACATCATCACCAACTACGGCGGGGAGGATCTGGGCGAGTTTTTAAACGATCTGCGCCGGTATAAGGCCATCAAGGTGAACAACGATGGGGTGAGCAGCGGCGGGGGTGTTTCTACCCTGGCCATTGACATCCCGGTGGAAGCCCGCAACAGCCTGTTGGACCGGCTGCGGAAGGACATCATCACCTTCGGCCAGGGAGTGGACCCTGACCCAGACCAGATCGGCAACACCTCCGGGGTGGCGCTGAAGCACAAATACGGCCTTTTGGAACTGAAAGCCGGCGCCCTGGAGACCGAGTTCCGGCCCGGTGTAGCCCAGCTGGTGCGGCTGCTCCTGCCCGATCTGCCGGAGGATGGTGCCATCAAGCAGACCTGGACCCGAAACCTGGTGCAAAACGACCTGGAACAGGCCCAGGTGGTGGAGATGCTGGCCGGGGTCACCAGCAGCGCACCCTGGACGAAAACAACCCTTTGGTAGACAACGCCGATGAGGAGAAGATCCGCAGAAAGGCGGATGAAGCCCGGATGCTGGCTCCCCAAAAAGAACCCCCGCTGTTTGGCGGCGGGGAGGAATAGGCCATGGGCCAAGGGAACGCCTCCTATTGGGGGGACCGGGCTGAAAGGCTGCTGGAAGCAAGGGAAGCCCTGACCGCGGAACAGGAGCAGGGCCTTGTGGATGCCTTCCAAGCGGCACAAAGGGAGATTGAGGCGGAGATTGAGAAGTTCTGCCGGAGGTATGCCAAAAACAATAAGGTCACCTATGCCCAGGCACAGAAGGCCCTCTCCCTCAAAGAGCTGGCCCGGTTCCGGGGGAATCTCCCGGCTTTCCGCAAGCTGGCCAAGGCCCATATCGGGGAGTTCAGCTTAGAGGTAGACAACCTCTCTGCCAAGGCGCAGGTCACCCGCCTACAGGCGTTAAAGGCTGAGATTGACGCAGCCCTCCAGCGGGCTTACCTCCAAATGGAAAAAGGAATAGAAGCCGGTTCCCTGGCGGTCTACGACGACCAGTACCATCGCTCCCTATTCGCCATGGACAGGTACGCCGGTTTCCGCCACCAGTATGTGGGGATCGACCGGGATGGCATAAAGGCCGTCACGCAGTACCCATTTAACGGCCTGGACTACTCCACCCGGATTTGGCGGCAGCGGGACGACCTCTCTTACAAGCTGCAATCCACCCTAAACACCATGCTCATCACCGGGGAGCCGCCGGACAAGTATGCGGCAGAGTTTGCCCGCATCTTCAAGGCCAAAGAGCAGGAAGCCCACCGTCTCCTATACACGGAAAACGCCTATGTGGCCGAGCAAGCCAAGCTGCAAGCCTACCGGGATACGGGGGTGGAGGAGTATGAGATCCTGGCAACTCTGGACGCAAAGACCAGTGCCATCTGCCGGGAGCAGGACGGCAGGCAGTATCCCATTGGGGAGGAAAAGCCGGGGATAAACTTCCCGCCCTTCCACCCCTGGTGCCGGACGGTCACCATCCCGGTAGTCAAGGGATTCTCCGGCGAGGGGATGACCCGTGCCGCCCGGGACCCCAAAACCGGAAAGACCATCCCAGTGCCCGCCTCCATGACCTATGGGGAGTGGAGGACAGGGGCGGCGATGAAAACAAAATCTTCTGGGGATCAAGAGCTCGGCAGCAAGCGCGGATCTACGCCAATAGGCAAAATTGATTATCAAAATCGGAACGCCGTAGTAGAGCTGTTGAATACGGTTGAAAAGCAAGCAGTTTCTCTGGAGTATGAGGTCGATTTTACAGTGACTACCGATGGAAGGATATGGTATACTAAAGGGGAAAGCGGGGCAGTTAGCCCTGTAGGGATTCTGGAACAAGGGCAGCCGCTGGAAGGCGCTTATTCGTACCACAATCATCCAGAGGCGCTGACCTATTTTTCTTTCAGTGCAGAGGATGTTGGATTTTTCTTTGAATATCAACAGCAATATTCCGCAGCATCCGATTTTCGTTACCAGTATTGGATGGAGCGGACAGCAGACACAGTCAATCTGTCTTATGAGGAAGCCATAGAGGCATTTGAGGAGATTCGGGATAGGCGAATCTTGCAAATGGCTTTAGATGGGGAGATTGACATGGATTTGGATGGATACCATGAAACGATGAAATTCTTGTCCCAGAAGTTATGCTTCCGGTATGAAAGGATAGAAAAATGATGCAGATTGATAAAAATTCGCCCCTCTACCCAGCCTATCTACAGGAAGGAAAGCGGCTTTGGGAAGAATACGCCCGTCAAGAACGGGAACTGGGTGAACTTCAAAAGAAAAAGGACAGTAAGGATTGTGAAGAGAAGAGCGTGCTGTTCCGGCAATACTGCACTCGGCTAAAAGAACTCCAGGAAAAATACTGGGGTAGTGGCAAGTAGCCACAAAAAGTTGAATTTGGGAAAGAAGCTGATGATCCAGCCCAGAACGGGCGGGGTCACCGGCTTTTTTTATACCCTTGACCGGCCCGACGTCGTAAAACTACGGGCGCCTAAGTGATGCAACCACGTAAAACGCGTAACAGGAGGAGTACAAGCATGAAGCGAGAAGAATTGACAGCCCTGGGCCTGGACGGCATCCAGACGGATAAGGTCATGGAGCTTTACGGGCAGGGCGTCGAAAAGCACAAGCAAGCCGCTGCTTCGGAAAAAGCCAGGGCAGACGGTTTGCAGGCCCAGCTGGCCCAGCGGGACCAGGACCTTGCCTCCCTCACCGAAAAGGCCCAGGGGAGCGACGCCTTGAGCGCCCAGCTGGAGGAAATGAAAACCCAGTACGCCGCTGAGCGCCAGAACCTGGAGCAGCAGCTTGCCCAAAACAAGCTGGACAACGGTATCACTGTGGCGCTGATGCAGTCCCAGGCCAGGGATGTGGCGGCAGTCAAAGCCATGCTGGACCTGTCCAAGGTGGCTGTTGGGGAGGACGGCACAGTAACCGGCCTATCCGACCAGCTGGAAGCCCTCAAACAGGAAAAAGCCTGGGCTTTTGGCGGGGAACAGCTGACCCAGTACACCCCCAAAGGCGGGAAAGAACCAGCAGATGCTTTCCACTTTGACTTTGCCGGTGTCCGAACCCCTGATACAAAGCAGTAAAGGAGATTGAAAATATGGCAGCACTCAACTATGCAAAATCCTATTCCCAGGCGCTGGCTCAGGCATACCCTTATGTCCTGCACTTTGCCGCCCTGCGAAGCACCGAAAACGACCGGCGCTACCGCTGGACCGGGGCCAACACCATCGAGGTGCCCACCCTCTCTACCACCGGCCGGGTGGATGCCAGCCGGGACACCATCAGCGTGGCAGCCCGGAACTTCAACAACACCTGGACCCCTCTCACCTTGAAAAACCACCGGAAATGGAGCACCCTGGTGCATCCCATGGACATTGACGAGACCAACCAGGTGGCCAGCATCCAGAATATCACCAAGGTGTTCAACGAGGAGAAGAAATTCCCCGAAATGGACGCTTACCTGATCTCCAAGATTTATGCGGACTGGACTGCTGCCAGCGGCGCCGGTGATACCACCGCTGTCACGGTGGACAACATCCTAACCCTATTTGACAGCTATATGACCGCTATGGATGAGGCCAATGTGCCCGCAGTAGGCCGCATCCTGTACGTCACCCCTCCCATCAATGCCATGCTCAAGGAAGCCAAGCAGATCGCCCGGACCATCCAGAATGGCGACACCGCCGTCAACCGGGCGGTAGAATCCCTGGATGAAGTCAAGATCGAGAAGGTCCCCAGCGCCCTGATGAAAACCGTTTATGATTTCAGCGAGGGGTACAAGGACGGCCTGTCCACCAAGCAGATCCATATGCTGCTGATCCACCCGTCTGCGGTGATCACCCCCGAGAAATACGCATTTGCCCAGCTGGATGAGCCCAGCGCTGGTTCGGAGGGCAAATGGGTCTATTTTGAAGAATCCTATGAGGATGTCTTTGTGCTGGCCAAGCATAAGGACGCAATTCAGTTCAATGTGGAGGCGTAACGATGAAGTATGTTCTGAAAGGAAACCGCCAGCTCACCATTGCTGATGAGATGCTGGATCGCTATCTGAATGAGGGCTACAGTGAGATTGATTCCAACGGCAAGGTGGTCCAAAGAGGGGTGGACACCACTCCTGAGGGGATGGCCAAAGAGCGGAAGCGGCTGGAAAAGGCCAATGCCAAGCTGGAAAAAGAGAATGAAGCCCTCAAAGCCAAGCTGACCGAGGCGGGCTTGACATGGTGACCGCCGAAGGGATCGCCGATGAGCTGGTATTGCGGGGAACCATCGCCGAGGAAGGCCGTCCCCTTGCCCTGAGCTGCGCCAAACAGGCCATGGAGTGGGTGGTAAATTACATCCATGCTCCCGATGTGCCAGAGGGCTTGTTTTATACCTGTGTGGAATTGGCCAGCTCCCTTTTGTGCGGCGTGCAGGCATCCTCCGGCGCAGGCAGCGGGGTTGCTTCCATCTCGGAGGGGGACACCACCATCTCTTTCCGGGAGGCCTCCGGCGGGGCGGCGCTGTCCGCTGCTGCGGCAAGGCATTACGCCCAGCTGGGCCGGTACCGGAAGGGGCTGTTTCAATGAGCCGGGCAGACCAGGTGGAAAAGCTCCTCCACCGGGACCGCTGCTCGGTGTACCGCTCCGCCGGCTATGAGGACGCAGACGGGGCCGCCCAGGACGGGGAAGATGAGGTTGTCTATACCAGCATTCCCTGCAAAGTGAGCCGCAGGAGCCTGGGAAGCCACAAGCCAAGTGAGATGGTGGCATCGGTAGCCTATGAGACCTCGGTCTATTTCCATCCCCGCTACCGCCTGAAGGAGGGGGATTACCTGGAAATCGCCATGTTCGATGGAACCCGGTTCTCCATGACAGCAGGGGCGGTATTTTTCTACGAACTGAACACCCAGGTGACCGCCTGGGAGGAGGTGACCCCATAACCAGCAAATTAGAGGGAATTGAGGAATTCCGCAGGATTTTAAACTCCCTTTCCGGCAAAGAGGGGAATGCCATCCGCGCCCAAGTGGCCAACGGGGCGGCCAATACCTGCCTTCGGGTGGCTGTGCAGAACACCCCAGTGGGGGACTATAGCGGTTCTTTGTTTGTGGACACCCAAAACAGCCGGATACGCTATGCAAGCTTCCTTAAATCAGACGGTGAACGGGTTACCTTCCGGGTGCGGCAAGTCAAAAAAGGCGGCACCCTACGCAGGAACTGGCGGTTGCGCTCCGCCAAGCCCAAGCGGGGGACTGTCCAGGCGGAGGTGGTCAACAACACCCCTTACGGCGGCTATGTCAACGACGGCCACCGGACGGTCAACAAAAAGGGGGAGACCACCGGCTGGGTGGAAGGCCAGTTTTTCCTGGACAAAGGGGTGGAGGCAGCGACAGCTGCCCTGCCCGGATTGTTTGAACAGGCGCTGGGGGAGGTGAAGGACAAGTATGGTCTCTGATATCCTTTCTGGGATTACCCGCATGTTAAAGGAACGGTACCCGGACCACACAGTCTACCGGAACCCTAAGGATGCAGGTGCCCGGCTCCCTTGTTTTTTGTCACAGCGCCTTTAGGGGCGCAGAAACAGCGGCTGTATGATGTGATGGAAGAAGAACCGACCATCCAGATTGTCCGGCTGCCCAGCGGCCACGTCAAAACCCCCACCGAGGAAAACCGGAGGATAGCAGGGGAGCTTTTGCGGGAGCTGCGCCGAATCCCGGCGGCGGGAGGGGTTGTCACCCCCTATAACTGGGCTTGGGAGGCGGACCGGGAGCACGGCTCCGTCCAGTTCCAGGTTCGGCTGCGGATGAGGCCGGTGGCCGCCGATCCGCTGATTGCCTCCGAAACTACGAAAGGAGATGTGAAATGAGCTGGATTAGCCAAAACAAGATCTTGCCCGGGGTGTATGCCAACTTCACCGCTTCGGGCCTTCACGCCTTCACCCCTGGCCAGCGGGGCCGGGTGGCAGTGTTTGGGGTGTTCCCCTGGGGCGAGCCCAAAAGGTGTTGGAGGTGGAGGATGTGACCCTCACCGCCAAGATGGGCTACGCCATGGAGGAT